AGGTTACGGGGCGGGCACTGCCCGGCTTAATACAGGTTAGCGCCTAACCGCAACAGTAACTACGAAAGCACCGTTGCAGTGTAGGGCGCATCTATCTGGCCCACAAAAAGCGGCGAAGTGTCATTAGCTGAAAAAGTTGGACCACTTATGTTGCCAACACGAAAATACACGCCTGTGGTTGTTTTGGCGGTGTTATTCAGTGTTTCAAGTACGCCTACCGCAGTAGTGAGTAAAGCTTGATTGCGGGCCGGTCCTTTGCCTTTTTCGCTGTACACACGAATAACAATCGCTCCACGGGCATTGTCCATGCTGCCTACAAGCATGGTCTCGTTGGTTACGCCAAAAGTTACGTTTACCTTGACGTGCTCCGTCGTGGCATTTGCTGGAGCGGCTGTGATGTTGTCGAAAAAGACCGGGACAGCCGGAACCAATGAACTAAACGCCGTCAGCAACGGATTCTCGATGGCAGCCCGGATTGCTTGGTAGTTCATGCTTTGAATTCCAGGCGGACGCCTTTTTCGATTGCCTTCTGCATTTTGCCGCCTTGGATGTAGGTTTTATACCAGTCCAAGGGTGCTGTGGAACGATTATCACTCTTGCCGCGTTGGCGAGGGCCGATCTCACCACGGAGCCCGCCATCAGGACGTGTACCACGGAAAAGTACGTCGCCCTCTGGCTCGTATCCTGGATAGCGGAAATCATCGCTAGGAACCACAAGGTCTAGAGCCACTGCGGCGTGTTCCGAGCGGTTACCGATGATGAACTTCGTCACACGTCCCAGTTCCCGCTTGGTGACGGGCAATTCCGGGATGTCGGACAGTGTGTATGGGTAAGCAGCCGGGATCGCGGACCCGACTCCGGGTGCAAAAGCTTCCCAGCTGTCACGGAACTCACCGCCCCAAACCGGACCAGCTTCCGCCAAGTCATTCATGATGTTGCGGGCAACGGTGCGTACTGACTTGTTTAGTTTGTTACGCACATCACGCTCCAGTTGGGACAGTGCAGCCATTACTGGGGCCTCGCAATGACGGTGTGGAGGACTGGGTTGTCTCCACGGTAAGTTGTGATGTTCAGGATCTTGGCCTCGCGGGTGACGCCAGCTTGGGTGTACTGGATGCGGTCGGCCTCGGTTGGGTAGTACGTTCCAAGCTCGGCGTTGCCAAAAATGACCTTGATGTCGGTGGTCTGGTACAGACCCTCGGATTCGCGGGGAGTTAGCCGCACGATCAGGGCTTTGATGGTTACGCGGACGTCGGCGCCGTTGACTGTGCCAGTTGTGGGGTTGTAGACACGGGGCGTGGTGGTTTTGATGTACGTGATGTCCTGGCCCCACTCCTGCAAAAGGGGCCCTGGAATGTCCGCAAAAGTCGTATCGACGCGGCTCATATCAACCTCGGTACAGGCGGACAGCGTGGTTAGAAGCTCCACCCATGCAGTACGGGCCTAGGTATGTCTGGAGCCAGGGGTAGACGTCGAACACGTTGTTGATGACGCCGCTGGTTTGTGAAGTTTTGTTATACTTGACGCGGAGTTCGCCCAGTTCCACCTCGTCGTAAATGCCGGTGGTGCCGCTGGTGCCGGTGATCGAGCTGGTGTCGTTGGCGAAGGCGCGTGCCAGTTCGTACGTGGCGACTTTGATGCCGTCCGGGATCAGGGTGCAGGCCAGCTCGATGCCATCGACCGTGTAGTCCTCACGCGGCCACTTCAGGGCCTGGGTTTCGGTGCAACGGGCACCGTAGAACGACAGCGCGTCAATCCAGCGGGTGGCTGAGATCAGGGCACGGTTCTTCTGGTCGTCGGTCTTGTTGACCCAGGTGCTGGAATCGGGGACGGTCTCGAAATACGTGTTGGCAGCAGCCAGCGTGACATACGAGTTCGCAGAGGTGCCTCCGAGAGTCGCGTCGATTGCTGCTGGCACGGCTAATACAGTCTTTGATTCAGTCTAGCTCCAGTGCGGTAGTTTCTTGATTTGGGTGGAGAACTAAGGAGTGCTGCGTGGTAGACATTCGCCCCAGACATTTCCAGATCGGCTTGGGCTTCTAGGTGCTGGCCGTAGGGGACGTCAACGAACGTGCGGCGGTTATCCTGTAGTACGAAGAGACGCACCATGCTCATGCCTGCTCGGAAACAAGTGGACGCTGACACCAGCGTAGTGACCAAGCCGCCTTCGGCGCTGCCCGGTAAAGAAGTACGAAGCCTGGAACTCGTGGCACCCGAAATTCGGCGGCTGCGTGATGAGGAGAAGCTGTCCACCCAAGAGATCCACGAGATGCTCCAGGTCAGTTTTGACGTTATCAATCAGCTGTTTCTGCAGTCGTACAAGATGACGATGAACACCGCCAGTGTGTTCGAGGCACAGGAAAAGATTCGCCTGGGTCTCTGATAGCCAAAAGAAAAGGCCCCCGTAATGGGGGCCCTTTTTGTAGCCGTGTTCAAGATCAGGCGTAGGCCGTGGTGTCGAACGGGGTGTTGACCAGCAGACGGGCCACAGGCACCATCTTGGTGGTGGAGAACACCAGGCTCCAGGAAGCGGTAGCGGCAAGGTTGCCAGCGCCACTGGTGTTGTCGGGGTTGTCGCCAGCGGCAGCCCACTTGGTGCCGGTGATGTGGTAACCGTAGTGGTAGTCCACAGCCAGAACGTCCTGCATGGACAGGATGTTGCGGTCGGCAGCAAGGCGCAGGTCCTGTTGGATGCCCTCGGAAACCACACCAGACTTGAAGAGGTACACGGGGTACTTCTTGGCGTGGGTGGCGGTACCGCCGGTCAGAGCGACGAGCTGGTCGTCGATCACCACGCGGAGACCTGCAAAGTAAGCAGCCTCGGTCTGGGTCACACCCACACCGCCGCCGCCCCAGACGACCGCACCACCCGTGGACAGAGCCGAGGTGCTGAAGGTCAGCATCCCGATCTGCTGGAGGTAGTACGCCACGTTGGAGTGCATGGCGATGGCGTCGAACTCGTCGCCACGCTCACCCAGTTTGGCCTTGGCAGCCACAACGTTGGCGACGTTCAGGAAGTTGGCCTCGGTCATGGAACCGGGGACACCAGCGAACGACTTGTCGGTCTGGTTGGGGCCGAGGACGCCAGCGCCAGAGATACCGCCGAACAGACCAAGCAGTTGAGCGGCGAGGGTGCCGGTCTTCAGCTTGTTGATGGCAGCCGTCAGTTGGTTACGGACGTGAGCCAGGGGATCAGCGCCAGAGCCGAGTTTGCTGAGATCGTCAGCGGCATAGGCGAAACCACGGTGCAGCAGAGTCATGATCTGCTCGTCGGCAGTCACGTTCTGGGGCACCAGATAGCCGCCGCCGCCACCCCAGGTGTTGGTGCTGAGGATCTGGGTCTCAGTCGGGGCGATGGGGTCGAAGAAAGGCACGCGAACACGGGTGCCGCCAGCGCGGGCATCCAGAGCAGCATTACGCTGCACAATGCCGCTTTGGATCCACTTCGACTGCTCGAAGATTCCTTCAGCGGTGTACTGAAGGAATTCGGGACGGGTGACAAGGTTCGACAGGAAAGTCGAACCAGCCCCGTAGTTACCTGCAAAGGAAGACATGGGTTAGCTCCAGTGGAGTCAAGGTTGGGGTTGTGCCCCACAGGGGCTTAGGCGCCGGCTTCTGCTTTGAGTAGACGGGCCTTGTCGGGATCCTGGGTCAGAAGAATCATTTGCTGGGTAACGTTCCAGCCATCTTTTGACCAGGGGTTGGATTGTCCGGGGAGTGCGGTGGCGCGGGCACTGCCCGTTACACCCATACCGGACCTGTTAGTAGCTGCGAAATGATGTTCGTAGCCACTACCAGGGTTTTTCAGGTTAGCGATGTAGTCACTAACCGGAAGTTCGACGCCGCCGACAACAGCCACAGGCTGACCATCTTTAGCGCGAAGGTGTTCCTGAAGTAAACGATACAGCTGATCGGGTGCCAATGCACCAGCCTGTGAAAGCTGGGTGATGGCGTGAGACTTGATTTGTTCTTGTGTGAAGCCCTGTTTGATTTGATCCACTTCGCTTTCTTTTGCGGAAAGCTGTTGTTTCAATTCAGCAACGGTTTTTTGGGCTTCCTCCCACAGGGTCTTGTACTCGCCGGACTCGGCAAGTTGTGTGGTCTTGGCCTGTTCCTGTGCCTGCTGGATGGCGTCGAGTTGCTTCTGGAGGTTTTCGCGGT